AGATCACCCGCTGCGAAATCCGCAACATTGATATCGGGGTGGACGGGTTCGTTGGTGTGCAGATGACGGACACCCACTATGTGACCGCAGCGACTCAGACCACCAACGCCGTTGGTGTGCGGATGAAGGCGTCGGGAACCGACACGGCCATCCACGCTCAGAATGGTCGGATCATCGGATGCGAGTTCGTCCTACCTGCTAGTGGCGGAATTGGAGTCCATAGCCAGGGCTCATTTGTGGACCTCCTGGCCTGCCACTTCGAGTCCAATACGGGTAACACCAACGGAACTCATATCAAGATCGAGAAGGTTGTGGGCTCAAACTCGCAGGCAGGAACCCGCCACAACATCGCAGGATGCAGCTTTACCCAAACCGGGACCGGTATCAACATAGGGACGGGCGTCACTGACACATCTATCACCGGCATCCAGGCCTCCGGGATCACGACGTTCTTGGTGGACAGTGGTTCCCGCACAACGTACCTACCGAACGGTGTGGGCGAAATTGCCCGCTTACCTACTGCCCTTGACCTGCCGCAGGTAACCGCCCCAGCCTCGCCCGGAGCGGGAAGCCATCGTTTCTATGTGGACACGGCGGATACCACATTCAAGTCAAAGGACTCTACTGGCAAGATTTCCGTCTACGGCTCACGAACCCGTTCACTATTCATCGACGCCTCGGTGCTGCGGGTGGACGCAGCCAGCGGTGTGAAGCTGGGCTCGCCACCGAACGCCGTGGATGGAGTGTCTCTGGTCAATGGGGTCACCAGTGGGGCATACTGCAACCTCATCATGCCGGTGGACGTGATTACTGGCCTTCTCAAGGTGCGTCCAATCTGGGTACCGAGCGCGACAGACGCCGTGGCTCACACGGTGCAGTGGCAGATGAACATCAAGATCATCAGCGGGGCGGATGTGACCGCCGCCGGAACGTCGTTGGGATGGACGGGCGCGTCGGCTGCCCGCACGGTCAATGTGGAGGTGCTGGAGCCCGGTCAGGACTCGACCGGGGTCAGCCCCGCGGCCGACGACCGCGTGCGGTTGGAAATCCAGCGCCTCGGTGCGAATGCCTCAGACACCTATGTCGGTGATGTGTACCTCATCGGCCTGCGGCTCGACTACTTGGCGAACAACTAGGGAGAGACATGCCGGCACCGATCTGCGTAGCCGGTGGCGGGGCAAACGAGATCATTACGATCACGTCCACCACCGACCAGACCGCTACGACGGAGACATCGCACTTCCCAGCAGGGAGCGTATTCACCGTCCTGGCTAATTCTGTCTCGATCGGAACGACCTGGCGGATCTACGCTTGGGGGAACATCGATAACGGCACAACGGCCATCACGTTCACGCCTAGGATCAGATGGGGTGGCACGGCGGGCGTACAGCTCATTACTGAGCCCTTCACGGCGAGCACGACTGCCAACGTGAATCGCCAATGGTCGCTTGGGGCGAAGGTCACGATCCGCACTATCGGAGCGACGGGTTCGGCCGTCTGCGAGATGGCCTATATCGAGCGCAGCACTTCCACGACCGGTGTTGAGACCGCGCACGTCGATAACTCGGGAGTGACTGCGGTGACCATCGACACCACAGCCAACAAAGATCTGATCCTGACCTGGGCACTTGATTTGACCACGGGTGCCCCGCATGTTCGCACCATTGGAGGCTACTGCGAACTGGTGAAAGCGTAGTGGCAACCACGCTGTATTTCCATGCCACGGCAGCACCGCCCGTCAGTCCGACGACCGATCCGGATGCGGGATGGACGAGTACCTCCCTTCGCGTAGAGCGCGCTTTGAACGATGTCAAGGGCTCGTCGGCCATCGCTATCGGTTCTACCATCGACACCGCAGCGGGCGCTGGGTCCTCCGGGCTCGACCGGGTCTACGTATCTCGGCGGCTGAACGGTGCCCAGACCATCTCCGGTACCGCAGCCATGCAGCTCATGGTCCGGGAGTTCGCGACTACGGACAATGTGGATCGGGGTCTGATCAAGGCCTACGTGGTCAATGAGGCGGCCACCTCGATCACAGGCACGCTGCTCGCCCTAGGGAACTACGGTCCGACGCTTGAGTTCATCAACAATGCGACCTGCCGTAACAAAACCTTCGCCGATGGGGATGCCATCACGACGGTAAATGCGAATGACAACGATCGGGTCGTTTTGGAGATCGGCTATCAGAATTCCACTGCGGGCACCACGCCCCAAGCCGCTGCGAAGTGGGGCGAGAACGCAACCGATCTTCCAGTGAACGAGACACAGACGACGGACGGGGCAGGCTGGTTCCAATTCTCCGCGACCCTGATCTTCAAAGCGGAAGCTGCCGTTGGTGCCTTCGGAATGATGCTGGACTAGGAGTAGCCGGTGGCTACCTTCGTCTTTCAGAAGAGCACCGGCGGCTCCACGCTTCAGGGTGGCGATACCTTCCAAGGCCCGACGGGCGGGGACGCCGTAGCGAATCCCGCCACGGTGTCATGCGTCGCATCAGTTCCAGCGCCGACCGTTAATGCGACGGCTATCGTAGCTCCGGCCACGGTTGGGGCCATCGCCGCCGTTCCAGCGCCTACCGTTCGATCGGACCAGGTAGCCACACCGGCGACTGTTGCCACGGTGGCCGCTGTCCCAGCACCAACGGTAACGGGCACGGCTATCGTAGCTTCGGCCACGGTCGCCGCCGTTGCAGCCGTTCCCGCACCGACTGTTCTGGGCGCCGCGATAGCCTTGCCCTCTACCGTTCCCGCGGTCGCCAGCGTTCCGACTCCAACCCTTCAAGCGGCCGCGAGGGCTACTCCATCCACCGTCGCGGCAGTTGCGTCGGTCTCAGCGCCGACTGTCCAAGGCACGGCGGTCGTTACCCCGGCCACGGTTGGGGCCATCGCCGCCGTTCCAGCGCCAACGATTCGTGGGACGGCGATCGTCCAACCCGCGACCGTCGCGGCGTTAGCGGCGGTACCAGCCCCAGCAGTCTTGGTGGGTGGCAGTGCCACCGCTCCGCCAGCCACGGTTGCAGCGATCGCCGCAGTCCCGGCACCAGCGGTTCAGGCTGGAGCACGACCCACCCCGAATACCGTGGTGGCCGTGGCCTCGGTGCCTAACCCCACCGTCCGAGGCACGGCCATCGTCTCACCGTTGACCGTTGCAGCGGTAGCGGCGGTGCCTGCGCCAACGATCCTCGCGGCCTTGCCGATCTTCATTGACGACGGGGATCCTGCATTGATGGGGGGGGCATTCGAGGGGGACGCCGGGCTACTGGCAGGGCTGGAGGGCTGAGGCATGGTGCTGTCAGCCATCGCGGATGGCTAGCTTCTGCCTCGTGTGCGGTGTGGTGATCCGGGCGGGCTCTCGCTGCGGGGAGCATCGCATTCCCCAGCGTAGGTCCACGGAGCAACGTCGCCGTGCCGAGCTCGTGGCGGCGTGGGTTGCCGAGCATGGCTGGCTCTGCCCCGGATGGCAGCGCCCGGCACATCCGAGCCACGACCTGACCGCGGACCACGTCCTGCCTCGCTCCCTGGGTGGTGAGGAGGGCGAGCTCCGCGTCCTCTGTCGACCATGCAACTCGAGTCGAGGCGTAGGGGTGGGGGGGCGGAGATCGATCGAGAACAGAGGGTGATGATTCCACACCCGCTCAGTCGGCTCCGATCGTGTACGGGTTTTCCACGCGTTGTACGGGTTGGAGGTTTTCGATGGGTGCTCGCGGGCCGGTTCCAAAGCAGCGTCCGCTGAGGCGCAACCACCCGAAGAAGGCCGAGCTGGCGATCGTCGGCGAGCTTGAGGTCCCCAGGCCGCCGAAGGGGCTGCTTCGGGACACCCGGGCGTGGTGGTTCGCCTTCTGGCGCTCCGATGTGGCCAAGGCGGTCCAGGGAGATACCGACATCCAGGCGCTCGAGCGCCTGGCCAAGCTGAAGGACGAACGGGAGCGAACCTATCGGGCTATCAAGGCGCTCGCCGCCGGCCCGACGGCGCTCGGCTCGCAGGGGCAGCTCGTCTTGCACCCGCTGGCCAAGTACCTAGCGACCACCGATGGGGAGATCCGGGCGCTCGAGGACCGGTTCGGCCTGAACCCGCGGGCACGCCTGTCGCTCGGGCTGCAGCTCACGCAGGCGCGCCGACGGCTGGAGGATCTGTATGGGGAGATCGACCGCGACGACGCGCCGCCCCTCGTCGAAATCAGCGACGCCGGCAGCGATCTCGCCGCCCCCGAGCGGTAGATTCATCGACCTCGGCGGCGTCGTCGCCGATTGGATCGAGGGCAATCTCGTCCACGCCGAGGGTGACTTCTACGGGCAGCCGTTCCTGACGGATCCGTTCCAGCGATTCCTTCTCCGGCGGCTGTACCTGGTCGACGCCGAGACACATCGGCGAGTTGTGCGCCGTGCGCTGTTCATCGGCCCAAAGGGCTGGGGCAAGACCGAGCTCCTGGGTGCGGTGGGACTGGCCGAGCTCGCCGGTCCGACGACGGTCACCACCACTGGGGCGCCCACGCGGCGGAAATCGCCGAACATCCCGCTGGCGGCGGCGTCGTGGGAGCAGACGGACCGGCTGTTCGAGCCGACGTACATCATGGCCACCCACGAGTCGAGCGGCGTGGCCCCGTTCCTCGAGGCGTTCGAGACCGAGATCGGAGTGAAGGGCCAACCGGGGCGGCTGTTCCGGGTGGCTGGCGTGGGCGGGACCAACGAGGGTGGTCTCCCGACGGCGTTCATCGCCGACGAGCTCCACGAGTGGACCTTGCCTCGCCAGCGCCGGGTGCATCTGGTCGTCGGCAACTCGCTCTCCAAGCGCGACCAGGGGCTCGAGCTGAACATCAGCACGCCTGACGATGCCCAGCCGGACTCGCTCATCGGCGGCCTGGTGGCCTACGGGGAGAAGGTCGCGGCCGGGGAGATTGTCGACCCGACGTTCCTGTACGTGCGCTACGCCGCGACCGGGCAGTACGACCTCAATAACCCGGCCGAGTTGCGGGCGGCCATCCGCGAGGCCATGCCGGCGTCGTGGGTGGACATCGAGCGGATCGCGGCCCGCTACGAGGTGGATCGGATCCCCGAGCATGAGTTCCGCCGCTACCACCTCGGCCAGTTCGTTCGCCCAGCCGGATCGTGGCTCCCGGCAGGACTGTGGGGAAACCTCGAGGTCGACCGTCAGGTCGAGCCCGGGACCACGGTCGTGCTCGGGTTCGACGGCTCGTACAACCGGGACTGCACGGGGCTGGTGGGCTGCTCGCTCGACGGCTTCCTGTTCGTGCTCGACTGGTGGGAGCGGCCGGAGAACGCCGACGAGAGTTGGCGCGTTCCCCGTGGTGAGGTCGACGCCGCGGTCGATCGAGCATTCCGGACCTACGACGTCCGTGAGATGGCGTGCGACCCGCACCGGTGGACCTCGGAGATCGAGGAATGGACCGACCGCTACCGCCAAGTGGTGGAGTTCCCGACGAACTCGATCATGCGGATGGCTCCGGCGTGCGCGCGCTTCTACGCCGCGGTGGTCAACGGCACCGGGATCGCCCATGACGGGAACCCCGGGCTGTCGCGGCACCTGCACAACGCCGTGGTGAAGGAGCACCGAGACGGGGCTTACATCACCAAGGAGACGCGGGACTCCCCGCGCCACATCGACCTCGCGGTGGCCGCCGTGCTGGCCTACGACCGGGCCATGTTCTACGCGGCGCAGGGTGCACGCGAGCCGATGATCGCCTCTATCTGAGGAGCCGGATGAGACTGCTTGACCGCCTGCGTGGGAATCGGACCGAGGAGCGCAACGACCCGCTCTCGTTCGACCAGTGGATGGCGATGTTCTCGTTCCTGGGAACGAACTACACCGTCGGCCTGAACACCACCCTGGGTGGGAACGAGGAGCGGATAGCGCCGACGTACTCGGGTTGGATCACCGGGGCCCTCCAGGGCGATGCGGTCGTGTTCGCTTGCTGCGCCGTGCGGCTGCGGGTGTTCACCGAGGCGCGGTTCGCCTTCCAGCGCATGCGTCAGGGCCGGCCGGGGGATCTGTGGACGGACGCCTCGCTCGCCTTGCTTGAGCATCCCTGGCCTGGCGGGACGACCGGCGACCTGCTTGGCAAGGCCCTGCTATCGGCAGACTTCGGCGGCAATGCGTTCATCGCTAGGGTGGCACCCGATCGCCTGCAGGTACTCCGTCCGGACTGGGTCACCATCGTGTCCGAGGTCGTCGACGAGAAGGACACCAACGGGTGGGATCTCGGAGCGGAGGTCATCGGCTACATCTACCACCCCGGGGGAAGGGCATCCGGCCGTGAACCGGTCGCGTTGCTCCCGAATCGAGTGGCGCACTTCGCCCCGATGCCGGATCCGCTGGCACCGTGGCGTGGCATGTCGTGGCTCGCGCCGGTCATCCGCGAGGTCCAGGGCGATCTGGCGGCCACGACCCACAAGCTCAAGTTCTTCGAGGGTGGGGCCACACCGAACCTGCTGGTCAAGGCCGATCCGCAGCTCAATCCCGACAACTTCAAGGCCTGGGTGAAGCTGTTCAAGGAGATGCACCCCGAGGGGCTGCAGGGCGCATACCAGCGGATCTTCCTCGGCGGCGGCGCCGATGCCTCGGTGATCGGGGCGAACCTTCGCCAGGTCGACTTCAAGCAGACCCAGGGCGCCGGTGAGACCCGGATCGCTGCGGCGGCTGGTGTTCCCCCGGTGCTCGTCGGGCTGTCCGAGGGTCTGCAGGCGGCGACGTACTCGAACTACGGCCAGGCCCGGCGGGCGTTCGCCGACGAGTGGGCGCGGCCGACGTGGCGCAACTTCGCCGGGTCGCTGCAGACCATCATCACCACGCCGAGCGATTCTCGCCTCTGGTACGACGATCGAGACGTGCCCTTCCTACAGGAGGACCAGAAGGACGAGGCCGAGATCCTCTCGGTGCGGGCCTCGACCGTGAAGTCCCTCGTGGATGCTGGGTTCGAATCGACCTCGGTGGTCGCGGCGGTCGACGCGAACGACCTGTCGTTGCTCAAGCACACGGGCCTGTTCTCGGTGCAGCTCCAGCCGCCGGGCGGCGAACTCGCGCCGAGCGGGAACGGGAAGGTGCCGGTCGATGCCGTGGCACCTGGACAGTAGCCACCCGAGCTGCTCGGGCTGGGCGGTGGTGCTCGATGCCACGGGCAAGGTCGTGCCCGGCGGATGTCATCCGACGAAGGCCGCGGCGCTCAAGCATCTGGCGGCGCTCAACGCCAACGTGAAGGAGGCGAGCATGGTCGATCAGGCCACACGGGCCGCGGTCGATAACAGCGCGTGGGACGGCAACAAGGCGATGACGCAGTGCTCGACGGCTGCGGACTACAACAAGATCTGCGCGGGCAAGACCTCCGGCGACGCCGCGCTGCGCTCGAGTCACAAGCTCCCCCATCACTACCTGGCGAAGGCCCCGGTTCCCAACGCCGCCGGCGTGCGGGCCGCATTGCAGCGATTCGGACAGACCCAGGGCCTCACCAACGCCGCCGAGGCCCGTCGACACCTGGAGGCGCACATGGCAACGATCCAGGCCCAAGAAGCGTCTGCGCTTCCGACGGCCGATCTCTACCGGGCGATCGCCCCATCGATGGAGAACTTCGAGCTGCGCGATGAGGGTGACAAGCCCCCGACGCTCACCGTGCGGTTCGCTCGGTTCAACGAGTGGACCGAGATCGACTCCTGGTTCGAGGGTCGGTTCATGGAGCGGATCGCCCCAGGTGCTTTCGTGGATTCGTTTGCCGAGCGCACGCCGAAGATCACGTTCAACCACGGTCGCGATCCGGATCTCGGCGACAAGCTGCTCGGACATCCGGTCACGGCGCGCGAGGACGACATCGGCGGGGTGGCCGAGGCGCCGATGTTCGCCGGGGTGCCGCAGCTCGTGGTCGATGGCCTGCGCGCCGGTGCCTACGGCGCGTCCTTCCGGTTCGGCATCGACGACGAGGAGATCGTCCACAAACCTGAGGTTTCCGATCACAATCCGGAGGGGCTCCCGGAACGCACGATCGTCAAGGCCTCGGTGTTCGAGGCGGGTCCGGTGACGTTCCCGGCCTATGCGGGCGCGACCGCTGGCGTGCGCTCCCTCACCGATGAATTCCGGCCAGCCACCGAGACGGTGGCCGAGCTGGCGAGAAGGCGTCCGGGCGAGCTGGCCCGGATGATCGAGGACGTGCTGAAGAAGAAGGGCGCCGAGGAAAAGCCTCCCGAGGAAAAGCCTCTGCCCGTTCCCGAGGTGCGGCGTTTCCGCACACGAGAGGAGTGGCTGCAGTGGATGTCGCAGAGCTGAACGAGCTCCGATCCATCGAGGAGCTGACGAACAAGCAGGGGGAGGTCAAGGCCGAGCTGACGGCGCTCGAGAACGAGTACGCCGGTCTGCCCTACCCCGACGAGGCGCGCGAGCGATACGCCGATCTGGTGGAGACGAACGAGGAGATCGACAAGCGCGTCGTCGAGCTCGACAAGCGCGAGAAGTACCTGAAGCACATCGCGACGAACGGGCCGGCAGATCCGGCGCGCGCGACCCCGGCGTGGGAGGCACCGAAGGTCGACCATTCCAGCCTCAAGGAACGGGACATCTACGACCTGTCGAACGTCCGGTTCAACCCCGAGGACCCGAGCCGCGGACGTCAGGAGTACCGCGACCGGGCGATGCGGGCAATCGAGCTCGCGCACTTCCCCGACCAGCGCGGCGCGCTGCCGAGGGAGCAGGTGCAGGAGCACATCGCTCGCCTGCTCGACGAGTTCGACACCGACGACGGGCAGCTCGCCCGGCGCATCCTCAAGACCGGGTCGCCTGCCTACAGGGCGGCGTTCCGCAAGTGGATGTCCGGTGTGCCGATGACGAACGAGGAACAGCGTGCGTTCTCGCTCGGCACCACGGGCATCCCGATCACGTTCACCCTCGACCCGACGCTGATCCCGGTGTCGGCCTCGGTAGTGAACCCGCTGCGAGCGATCTCGAACGTCGAGTCGATCGTGGGCGCGAACGAATGGCGCGGGACCACGGCGGCGGCGATCACCGCTTCCCGTGCAGCTGAGGGTGCGGTCACGACCGACAACACGCCGACACTCGCCCAGCCCGCGATCGTCTGCTCGCGTGTCCAGGCGTTCGTGCCGTTCTCGGTGGAGGCCGAGGGCGACTGGCCCGGTATGGACGCCGGGCTCGCGCGGCTGTTCGCCGACTCGAAGGATGACGAGGAGGCCACCGCGTTCTTCAGCGGTAACGGCACCCCGCCGAACCCCTTCGGTCTGTCGACGGGCGTCACGGGGACCACGGCTCTGGCGACCGGGCTGACGATCACCGCCGCCAACCTCTATGCGATCGAGGCGGCGCTCGCTCCACGTTTCCGCCCACGTGCGCAGTGGGTGGCGAACCGGGCGATCTACAACATCATCCGAGCCCTGGACACCGCTGGCGGCGCGCAGCTCTGGCTCCGCATCGGTGAGCTGATGGGGAACGCTCCGGCATCCTCGGGTGGAAACGGCAATACCGGGCTCAGGCTGCTCGGCTACGCCGTGAACGAGTTGTCGACGGCACCGGCCACGATCGTGAACGGAGTGAAGGACATCTTCCTGGGTGACTTCTCAATGTTCAAGATCATCGATCGGGTGGGCATGAACGTCGAGCTCGTGCAGAACCTCACGCAGCAGGCCGTGGCGGGGGCGGGGTTCGGCTTCCCGACTGGCCAGCGTGGTCTGTTCGCGTGGTGGAGGAACGGATCGAAGGTGCTGGACCCGGTCGGGTTCCGCGCCGGAACTGGCACCACGTAGGAAGCGGGAGCAAAGCGAACGGGGGGAGGGCAATGGGCCCTCCCCCTGCTCCCTCGAGGGAGGTTCGATGAAGAAGAACGAATACCTCCGCGCCAAGCATGCGTTCGGGGTTCAGTTCAAGGGCGAGTTCGTCACGGTGTCCGAGGGCGACATCGTGCCCCTGGGGCATCCACTTCTCAAGCAGCTTGGCAAGAACGCCGTGGCCGAGCACTTCGAGGAGGTCACCTCCTTCGGCCGATGGGACCGGGTCGAGACCGCGACGGCGGCGCCGGGCGAGCGCCGCGGTGCGGTCGTATCGGAGGAGGAGGACACCGGGACCGGGCCCTATGAGGACCGGACTGTTGTCCAGCTCCGGGCCCTGGCGCGCGAGCGCGGGGTCGAGGGCTACTTCTCCATGTCGAAGGCCGAGCTGATCGAGGCACTCCGAGGGTGAGCGTCCAGCGCGCCCTTCGCAACACGCAGGCGCCGCTTGAGGCCCGCTTCTACTCCGGTGGCGTCTTGGTGGATGCCGATGCCTCAGTCCTGGTGGACATCACACGGGCCGATGGGACCGTGCTTACGGGTCAGGCCACGACCAAGCCGCCAGCCACGACAGGGATCTACCGGTACACACTGGCACCGCAGGCCGATCTCGAGTACATCATCTTGGATTTCTACGGGACCTTCAGCGGCGTTGTTCAGCATCACCCGCCGATCCACGCCGACATCGTCGGAGCGTTCTACGTCCCGATCGCCGATCTGAAGGCGATGAACGGGCTGGGCAATATCGCTCAGGATGTCCTTGAGGAGAAGCGCCAGTGGTTCGAGGACCTCGCCGAGCGATTCTGCGGCATGGCATTCGTTCCCAGATTCGAGCACGAGTTCCTCGATGGACAGGGATCGGCGGAACTGTGGCTCAAGCGGGCCCTGCCGCGCCGGATCTTGACGTGCAAGGTCGACGGGGCCGCCCAGAGCGGCATGTCCACCTGGGACCTCTACGAGACCGGCCGGATCGTCCGTGACACCGGCTCCTTCGCTGCCGGGCATCGAAACGTCGAGGTGACCTACGAGTACGGGGCGGATGAGCCCGACGTCGAGCTCCGCCAAGTGGCCATGCAGGCCATCCGGGCGCGAGTGCTCACCGAGCAGTCCGGCATCCCGGACCGAATGACGTCCTACGTCACGGAGATGGGCACGGTGGTCCGCACGGCGCCGATGCGACCCACTGGCATCCCCGAGGTGGATGCGGTGTTGCAGGCGCGCAAGCTCCTCATGGTGGCATGAACACCAGCACGGTGCCGGCGGTCAAGACTGCGCTGACCTCACGGCTGGACGCGCGCGCTGGGCTTGATGGCGTCTCGGTGACCTACGCCCAGCCCGCCGAGATGCCTCAGCAGGCGATCTACCTCGATCGGGTGAGGGGTGTCCACGCTGTCAGCGGGACCACTGGCGGGCGGGTGCCTCGCGATGAGCAGTACACCATCGATCTCATCATTCATTGCTTCGTTTCGGGCGCCACGCTTCCCGACGCCGAGGATCGGGCCTTCGACATCCTGGCGGAGGTGGAGAACGAGCTCGCGGACACGCCGCGCCTAGGCCTGTCGATCATCGATTGGGCCGAGGTGCGCGGCTACGAGCTGGATACCACGCAGTACACCGACGGGGTCCTGGCCCGGTTCAAGCTCGGCATAGAGGTCTTCGCGCAGCTTCAGTGAGGTCGGCGATGGTCGAGAACCTCAACCACAACGACGGGGTCTACGCACTCGCCGTGCAGCTCGGGGACTATCGCGCGGCTGCGCGGCTGGCCATCCGGGCTCTCCGGCGTGGCACGCTCGAGCGGGAGCTCTGGACCCTACGGCTGCGCCAGAGCCTTGCCCGACGCCACCAGCCGGGCCCCGCGCAATATGGCTTCGTGCGGAGGCTGCTGGACAAGGCGCTCGGGCCCGCGAGTACCAGGAGGGCCCTTCCTCACTTCCTCAGGGCTCGGGTTCAAGGGACCGGATAGGGAGGAAAGCCATGAAATACAGGGTCAAGGAGGCGTGCTCGGTCGCCCTCGGGGACGGCCCGGAGGCCACGTTCAAGGCCGGCGTCGTGGAGGCAAAGGACGTCGAGGTACCGGCGCTCGAGCACCTCGTCGCCCTCGGCGTGGCCGAGCGGGTAAAGGCATCGGACAAGGAGGAAGGCTAGGACAGCCTCCGGACGTAATCTGCGGCCTGGTCGCGACGACATTGCCTACAGACCCAGGCATTATCGGCGGGGCGGATGTAGGTGTTCTCCTCATTGAACGGGTGTCCGTGGATACAGTGCGTTTTCCGGTGATTCTCGATCCGTTTGAGTTCGCGGCCATGGACGAGATAGTGGCCATACCCATTCCGTTGAGGACGGGGATTGGCTATGCGCCACGCTTTGTGATCGCGCAGAGCTGTTGAGGCCTGCTCACGCTTCGGCTCGGAGAGCCATGGCCAGAGCATCGCCACCATCGCCTGTACGTGCTCGAAAGCTGCCGAGGAGAATCTGAACTGCGGATGGCTCGGTGGCGGCTTCGGATAGGGACCGCCTACCGAGCCGAGATCACATAGAGCCTGCCGGAATCGGACCAGAGGCTCCGGCCGCACCTGGACGATGATCATTCGCAGGCTGGGCCTGCCGTCGGAACGGGCCGAGTAGTGCCCAATGCTTCCCTCGCCATCGAAGAATCCCGCCGCCCAAGCGAGTTCGTGCGTGTCCACGCAGGAACACTAGCACGGAAGGAGTAGCTGTGGCACTGAATAAAAAGATAGCCGTCCTCGCGATTGACAAGCAGACGTCGTTCGGGACGCTGGCGGCCAACCGGAAGTACGGCTTGGCGCTGCGCGGCGGCGACATCCTCAACCCCGGGCTCGACCAGGCATACGAGGAGCTGACCATCGCCACGCGTGTGCCGCCGGCGGCCTATCGGTCGGGCTTCCTGTGGGTCGTGGACGTGACGTCGCGGGCGTGGGCGAGAAGCGTGGTCATGCTGCTGGAGAACGCGCTCGGCTCGCGGGTGACCACCGGCGCCGCCGATCCCTTCCTTCACACCATCACCAATACCGCCGCGGCCCCGGGATACCTCACGGCGGCCACGCGGCTGGACACCGAGTACCACAAGATCCGCGACTGCCGGGTCGATCAGCTCTCGTTCTCATGGGATCAGGCCGAGCCGATCGAGATGGGCTGCCGGCTCATGGGCACCACGGCCACGCTGTACACCACCTCGGGCGACCCGACCACCGACGACTCGCTCCAGCAGTCGTTCTTCCCCGCCGGCGGGACGTTCGCCCTTGACTCGGACTCCACCACGCCGGTGACGGCGGACATCACTGGCGGGTCCATTACCATCAACAACCACCTCGAGCCGGTGCGGGTCTCCCGCCAACTCGAGCCGATCGACGTGTGGCCGGGGTGGCAGGAGATCACGGTGGTGCTCCGGGTCATCCCCACGAACACCGTGCTGTGGCGCTCGGTGGTCACGGGCTCGGACGCGGGCTCGGCGGTCGGAAACGTGCCCGTCTACGGATCCTTCCACACGCTGTGGACGATCACGGCCGGCACACGGGACCTGGACTTCGCGGCGACCCGGATGCCGTGGACGCCGGGGGCCTATCCGAACCCGACGCCGGCGGGCGGCCCGGCGGAAATCGAGCTCACGGCTACGGTCGTGGACACCACACCCAACGCCTTCACGGCCCTGGTCCACAACCAGGAGGCCGCGACGAACTACACGGGGAGCTAGGACGATGACGACGGCGACTGTGACTGTCACGATGATCGATGGTCGGGAGCTCCGGGCCGAGACCAAGACCTACATGTGTACGGCCGACCGCATCGCCTTCGAGCGGCGGTTCAAGCTCTCGTCGGCCTCCTTCAGCAAGTTCGGGCAATTCTACGACGAGAAGGGCGATCCCAAGCCGGGCGCCGACTTCGCAGAGGTGCGGGAGGAGTGGCACCTGTTCTACGGCTGGCGAGCGCTGGCGCGTTCGTTGAACGGGCAGGTCGGGGACTTCGACGCCTTCTGCGAGGAAGTCGACGAGCTCGACGTGAAGTTCGCCAAGGAAGGCGAGGAGTCAAACCCTACGATCGCGACTCCATCGATCGAGACACCGCCACCTACGAGTTAGCCACTGTCCTGGTCAACACCGGCGGCATCACGCGGACGCTGCCCGATGAGGACCCCGAGCTGTACGAGGCGGTGCTGATGGTCCTTCGTGATCGCGAGGTCGCGCTCGAGCGAGAGCGGCGTGCGCGGGAGGTGAAGGACAGACTGGACGGGCTGCGTGGCTGACTCATACGGCGTGCGAATCGAGAACCTCGCGGCCTTCCGCAGCGCGCTGCGGACGTCGATCTGGCTGGCGCCCCGCGACCTCACCGTGGCCCTGAAGGCGGCTGGGCAGCCCATCGTGGCTCAGGCAGAGGCCGAATCGCCGCGGCTCTCCGGCGCACTGGCCGGCAGCTACCGGGCGAGCGTTCGCGGCGTCACCGGTGAGATCACCAGCGGCGTGCCGTACGGCGCCGGTGCCGAGTGGGGGGCCCGCGGGAAGTGGACCGGATTCGCGCGCTATGGCGCTCCCGGGTCCCGGTTCGCCGGCCGGGCGGTCCAGGACAAGGAGGCCGAGGTCGAGCTCATCCTCGAGCGGGGCCTTCGCAATCTGTTCGAGATCCAGGGCTGGGCCACGGGCGCGGCCGGTGCCAGTCCTGTGGGGCTGGTGGCGTAGATGGGCGGATCCCGCACGCTGCGAATCATGTACACCGGGGACGCCTCGGGCGTCCTCGGCGCGCTGAAGCAGATCGACACTGCCCACGCCAACGTTGGCGACAAGATGCGCCTGGTCGGGCAGAAGCTCTCCTCGGCCGGGCGGACGCTCTCGCGCAACCTGACGCTTCCGATCGTGGGCGCCGGCATCGCCGCGGTGAAGATGGCCACCGACTACGAAGATGCCTTCACCAAGATCTCCGCGGTGTCGAACGCCTCGCAGAAGGACATCGACAAGTGGAAGGAGTCGGTCAAATCCCTCGCCGGGGCCACCGCCCGTGACCCGCGCGAGCTCGCCCAGGCCCTGTTCTTCCTGTCCTCCGCTGGCCTGAAGACCACCCAGATCATGCCGACCCTCGAGGCCTCGGCCAAGGCCGCCGCCGCCGGCCTGGGGGACACGGCCACCATCGCCAAGCTCACTGCAAACACCCTGAACGCCTACTCCGGCACGGGCCTGAAGGCCGCGCGGGTGACCGACACTCTGGTGGCCGCCGTCCGCGAGGGCTCCGCGGAGACCGATGAGTTCGGTTCCGCCATGGGCCGGATCCTGCCGATCGCCGCGAAGGCTGGCGTGGGCTTCGACGAGATCGCGGGCTCGCTGGCGACCCTGTCGAACATCGGCCTGGACGTGAACGAGGGTGTGACGGCCATGCGGGGTCTGCTCTCGGCGCTGGTCGCCCCGGGCAAGGCGGCGGCCGAGATGATGAACAACGTCGGCATCTCGGCGGACCAGATGCGCTCGGTAATCTCCGAAGAAGGGATCCTCGGCGCGCTGCGGCTGCTCGAGGAGCGTACGCACGGCAACATCGATGAGTTGCGGGTGATCATCCCGAACATCCGAGCCATGACCGGCGCGTTCGGTCTGACTGGTCAGGAGGCGGACAAGGTCAACGAGATCTTCGCTCGGGTGAAGGACTCGACCGGCTCGCTGGACAAGGCGTTCGAGGAGACCACCAAGGGTCCGGCGTTCCAGTTCCAGCAGGCGTTCACCAAGCTCAAGGTCGCCGCCATCGACCTCGGCCAGAAGCTACTTCCGATCGCGTTGAAGATCGCCGAGATGCTCAAGGGCTGGGCCGAGGCATTCTCCAACCTGTCCCCGGCGATGCAGGAGACGATCATCAAGATCGGCCTGTTGGTCGCCGCTCTCGGCCCACTGCTCCGCATCTTTGGTGGGCTCCTGAAGGTCAGCGGGGGGATCACCAGCATCTTCCTTCGCATCGGGGCCTCCGCCGCTCCGGCAGCAGCAGGGACGGCGGCCGTGGCAGGAGGAGTGGGGGTCATGGCGACTGCGGCCGCTGCGGCAACGGTCGTTCTGGTCGCGTTCGCGGCCGCATACGTTGCCCTGCAGCATACGAGCAGCGACACCACCGGTTCGATCAACCGGTACGCGGAGGCCGTGCAGATAGCCGGAAAGAACAGCGAAGAGGCGGCTGCGGCTGCTGGGGACGTAGCACGCGCGTGGGGCAAGGCGGGAGTTGAGGGCCAGCACCTCGCGGAGAGTGCCACGCACGTCGCCACGGCGGCCAAGATCCAGCAGAACAATGTCTCCGGGCTGACCAGGGCGCAGCAGGATCTATGGTTCGTCATGTCCGACGCCGTCCGGATCACGGAGCAGCAGCGGGAACGACTCCGCGAGGTGATCGTTCAGACGGTTCGATACGGGGGGTCGCTCACCGATCTCGAGAAGCAGCAGATCCACAATCTGTTGGCCGTCGGAGACTTCAGCGGTGCGCTGAAGATCGCTCGCGATGCCATGAAGGACGCGAAGGACAAGGCCGACGACCTCGCCGCCTCGATCAAGGGGATCCCGGCCAAGAAGGCCATCGACATCATCGCCGACACGGGCCCCGCACGGGCGGCCGTCGCGGCGTTCCGCTCATTCGTGAACAGTCTCGGGCCTGTGAGCATCCAGGTCGCCGCCCGACTGTTCAACGTCGAGCGTGCCCAGCATGGTTTCCACGGGATGGTTTCCAGCCCGACGCTGATTCTCGCCGGTGAGGCTGGCACGAGGGAGCGGGTGGATATCACGCCGAGTGGCGGGGGTGGCGGTGGAGGCGGGGGTGGCGGCAACATCTACGCCACGATCAACGTGAGTGGGTCGGGTGATCCAGAGGCCACTGGCCGGAAAGTCTACGAGTACATCCTAAAGCTCCAGCGGCGAAACGGCACCTCCGGGATCGTTTGAATCATGGCACTGCCCACCGTCTCTGTGGAGATCGCGTTTGCCTCACCACCTGGTGGCGAGGTGTTACCACCCACGTTTGACAACCTTGGCAGTAGTGCAAATCCGGATGTTGAGGGCTCCGGCACCACTCTTAGCAATAGCTCCTGGACCCCGCCATCGAGCGGTCTGATCATCCTGTTTGTCCAGAGCAACCTCGTTGGCACTCCCAACACGCCCACGGTGAGCGGCAACGGGATCACCTGGACTCAGATTGCAACGATCCAGGGCATCTCAAACGCCCGCCTGACGCTTTTTGGTGCTGATGCCTCGGGCTCATTCACAGGAGTAACGACTGCGGACTTTGGTGGGCAGTCTCAGTCATCGAGCCGCATGGCATTCATGCATGTGGACGGCGCCGACTTATCCGGGGGCGTGGCGGCGGCCTTCGTGCAGGCTCCGACCAACAGTGGGACCGGTACGTCCGGATCAATCACGCTGGCGGCGGCGGGGAGCAGCAACAACCGTCCTGTATCCGCATGGGCCCTGGGTAACGTAGCCATGACGCCCCGGACCAACTGGACCGAGTTCGACGAGCTATCAGGCGGGTCCGCGTCGATACCCAAGCTCGAGACCCAAGTGCGGACCGACGCGTTTGAGACAACGGCATCCGTTACGTGGGATGGTGCCTCACGCTCGTGGCATGGCATTGCCGCAGAGATAAAGGCGGGTCTGTCGTACTCCTGGACAGATGTGACTCCATACGTTCGGGAGTGGCACGTCCGCCGAGGCCGCAACCACGAGCTCGACCGCGTCCAGACCGCCGAGGTATCGGTCTCCTTCGGCAATCGCGATGGCCGGTTCGACCCCAATAAGGCCGCTGGTCCGTACTACCCCAACGTCCTGCCGGGGAAGCGAATCCGGATCCGCGCGACGTACTCGGCCGTCACCTACAACATCTTCAACGGCTACATCGAGACGTGGCCGCAGGTGTGGAGCCTTGGCCCGTCCGGCGATGCCGAGGTCACGATCAAGGCCGTCGACGCGTTCAAGATCCTCAGCTTGGCCAAGTACAGCGCCGTTCGCTCGGCGGAGGCATCCGGGACGCGAATCGGGGCAATCCTGGACGCGATCAACTGGCCGGCGGCCGACCGTACCATCGATGCCGGGATCTCCACGGTGCAGGCCAAGACCTACGACGAGGAATCGGCGCTCTCGGCGCTGCAGGAGGTCGAACTCACCGAGGGCGGCCTGCTGTTCATGTCGGCCGACGGGAAGGTCACGTTCAAGGATCGGACCAAGTTCGTCCTCGATGCGCTGGACACGACGAACTACACCTGGGGCGACCTCGGGTCGGAGAGGATCTACGTCGACCTCGGGCCGCTCGAGCGCAGCGACACGAACCTGTGGAACCGTGTGGTCATCGACGCACCGGGAAAGACCACGGTGGACGTGTTCGACTCCGCGAGCCGCGACGCCTACACGGTCGCGTATCGGACGCTGCCGCTGTCGACGATCCATGACGATCAGAACGAGATGGCCGATCGGGCCAACTACCTGCTGACGCGCTACGCCACGCCGGCCAACCGCGTGTCCTCGATGCTGATCGGGACCTCGATCGACTACTGGGATCGGCTGCTCGACCGCG